CCTGGGTGGCGGGCTGCGGTACGTAAACGACCTCATCAGCCCGGCAGATGCGCAGTGGATCGAGTCGCGGGAATTCGACGCGCAAGAGGTGGCCCGGTTCTTCGGGATGCCGCCCCGATACGTCGGCCTCCCGTCGGGGGACTCCAGCACGTATGCGACGGCGCGGGACAACGATGCCGCCCTCATGCGGTTCGGTCTCGCGGGGTACGTGGACGGGCAGGGCGAGGCCCTGTCCTCCCTGCTCCCTCCCGGCCGTAACGAGTCGGAGGACGAGACCGTCCGGAACGACACGGACGCTCTGCTGCGTGGCACGATCCTGGACCGGATCACCGTCTGGGACTCCGGTCTGTCGGCGGGGTGGCTCACGGTGGACGAGGTCCGGCAGTCGGAAGGGCTCGACCCCCTCGCCGAATCCGGTGCACGGTCCCTGCCGGTCCTGCCCGGGCAGGTGTCCGCATGATCCGACCCCTGATAGATGACGTCGTCCTGCTCGCGATCCCGTGGGACGCAACGGGTTACACGGCTCGCGGTCTCGAGACTTACGCGCGCGGGTCGTTCGATCCTGCGGACTTCGTCGGACTGCCGGTGCTGTACCGGCACGGCGACCCCGTCGGCCACGTCCGGGCTGCGGTGGACACCCGCGAGGGCATCGTCGTATTCGCGCGCATGGCTTCTACCCCGCTCGCGGTGGAGGTAGCGACCCTCGTGCACGACCGTGCCGTATCGGGCGTGTCTGCCGGGTTCGTGGAGAAGATCCCGGCCCTGCGTTCGGCGGACCGTAAGCGGTTCGTCGTCCGTTCCGGTCACCCCGTAGAGGTGACGATCACCCCGACCCCTGCCTACCGGCAGGCCCGCTATCTCGGTACCAATCCCGGTGCCGAACCGACGGCTCTGGAGGCCGCAGCATGAACGCACCCGAGAAGATCCAGCGCCGGGAGGGCGGGCTTGACGCCGTCGCCGCTCGGTTCCTGACCGGTGACGCGGCCCCCGCCGCCACCCGTGAGGGTGAGGGCACCACGCCCGACCCCGCCCCCGCCGCCCCGGCCCCGGCCCCGGCCCCGGCCCCCGCGCCTGCGGTGGAGGTCGGCAACCTCGCGACCCGTGAGGACGTCACGAACCTGACCGAGCAGATCGCCGCCCTGCAGGCGCGCGGCATCGGCCCCGTCGGCGGGTCGGACGCGCACCCCCTCGCCGCCTTCCCGTCGCTCGGTGACCTCATGATCGCCACGTACCACGGCGACGCGGACCCCGACCTGCTCACCCGCGCGTGGGCGGATCAGACCACGGCGGACAACCCCGGCCTGAACGCTCCCTCGTGGCTCATGGACGTCCGGGGCATCGTGGACCTGGGCCGTCGCATGATCGCCGGGGTCGGTGGCGCGATGTCCCCCGGTGACTCCGGGATGACCGTGAACTGGCCCTACTTCGATGGGGACCTGTCCGTCCTCGTGGGCGAGCAGGCGACGCAGAAGACCGACGTCACGTCGGTGAAGGTCCCGATTAAGAAGGGCAGCGCGGACCTGCGGACGTTCGCGGGCGGTTCGGACATCGCCCTGCAGGTGATCGAGCGCGGGTCTCCGTCCTACGTGGACGCGTACGGCCGGATCATGGCCGCTGCGTACGGGCTCGTGACGGACAAGGCGTTCTGCGCCGACCTGCTGACCCTCGCGGGCACCCCGGAGGACTACGACCCGGCCGTGGCCGGTTCGTTCGAGGACGCCGTGGTCGTGGCGGCGCTCAAGGTGGAGGCCGCGACGGGTCAGGCCCCGTCGTGCGTCGGCATCGGCCGGGACATCTACGCCGCGATCGCGAACAGCCGTGGTGAGGACGGCCGTCGCCTGTACCCGTTCGTGGGTCCGAGCAACGCGGACGGCGTCCCGACGCAGCCCGGTGCGCTCACCCTGAACATCGCGGGCATGCCTGCGTTCCCGGTGGCCGGTCTCGCGGGTCACGCCGTCGTCACGAACGGCGCTGCGGCCCGGTTCCTGGAGGACGGCCCCCGTTCGATCGCCGCCCCCGATGTCGCCAAGTTGGGCCGCGACGTCGCGATCTACGGCTACGGCGACACGGCCGGTTTCGTCCCGGCCGGTGTCGTGGCGCTCGCGCCTGCCGCTGCCTGACCCGCTCCCGGTGGGCGGGTCGAATCCGCCCGCCCACCGGGGCACCCCCTCCGACGACGATCCCTGAGAGGCACGGCATGACGCGCACCGACACGGCACCGTGGGTGCACCGCACGGCGCTGCCCGTCGTCGCGGGTCAGTTCACCCGCGATGGGACGTACCTCGTGCTGGGGGCGCTCGACGCCGACGGCACGGACCGTACGGTCCTGCTCGCGTCGCTGGGGGCCGGTGTCGTCGTCCGGATCGCTGACCCGCTCGACCCGGTGCAGTGGTGGGTGTACACGTGCACGCAGCCTGCGACGGACGAGGGTGACGGCACGTACCGGGTGCGGGTGACGTCCGGTGGGCACGGCCCGCTGCCGGACCCTGCGGACCTGCTCCGCTGCGATCTCACGTTCCTGAACGTGAACATGCCGCCCGATCCCCCGTCGCCGCCCGGCCGTCCCACGGTCGACGACCTCGCCGAATGGCTCGGGGTGCCCCCGGCTACCGAATTCCTGGACGTGTCCCTGCTCGTCGCGATCGACCGGCAGGACGCCGCGTGCGTCGTCGAGCCCTACACGGAGGCGCTGCGGTATGCGTGCCTGCGGCGTGCGGCCCGCGCGTACGCGGCACGCCCGCACACCTTGGGCACGGTGGACGGCGGGGACTTCGGCGTCCAGCGGATCGCCCGATGGGACGCCGAGATTCAGGACGCGGAAGCGGGATACCTGCGGGGTGCGTTCGCATGATCCTGGAGTCGTTCGCGCACGTGTGGCAGGTGCTCGAGGAAGCGGACGTGACGGTCCGCGCTCTGGGGGATGCCCGCCCGATCGACCCCGTGGGTACGGCGTACCTGGGGGATCCGACGGTGACGGCCACCCGCCGCACCGGCTCGGGGGAGTACATCGGCACGGTGGAGGTCCCCGTCACGACGGTGGCGCTCACCGTGGACCGGCTCGCATTCGCCGACGACGTGCTAGCGGTCCTCGCGGCCGCTGCCCTGGAGATCGCCACCGTCACCCCGGGCACGTTCGTCACGGGGGACACCATGAATCCGACCCCGACCTACCAGATCACCGTCGTCCTGACGGTGACTCTCGACCGAACGGAGATTGCCCCGTGAGCATCGTCACCGCACGTCTGAAGTCAGCCACGTTCGTCCTGGACTCCACCGACCATTCGGCGCAGATCGTGGACGTCACCCTGACCGCTGAGGGGTCCGGGGGCGGGTCGGACCGTCGCACCCTGTCCGGTGAACTGGTCCCGGAGACCGAGACCTACGCCGACACCCTGAACGGGACCGTGATCCAGGATTGGCCCGCCCCGGGCGGTGGCTTGATCGGGCACACCCGCGCCGTCGCGAACCGGGGCAAGGTCGTGCCGTTCACCCTGACCTCCGTAGACCCGGCCGGGTACGTCGCCACCGGCACCGTGAAGATGTCGCCTCTCGACCTGGGGCTGAACCCGAACGAGACTGCGGAAGCGGCCCTGTCGTGGAAGATCGTGACCCTGGACGAGACCTACCCCGCAGGCCCGTAGTGGCACGCGGGGAGGGCTCGGTAACGGTCGCGATCGACGAGGCCGAACTGCGGGCGGTCCTGCGGGCGTTCAACTACGCGGGCAAGGAGACCTCCGCCGAACTGCGGACCGCGTCCGTCACGATCGCAGGCGGGCTCGCACGTCGCCTGCGGTCCGCTGCCCGGTCCCCGGCCGCACCCCCGCAGGCTGCCCTGCTCGCGGGCACCGTCACCCCGCGCCGGGACCGGATCGTCACGGTGGTGATCGGTGGTGCACGGCGCGTCGGTCGCCCGTACCGGTCCCGGGCGACGAAACGCAAGACGCGGGCGCAGGCGGGTCAGATCCTCTGGGGGTCCGAGACCGGCAGCGACTCCGGGAAGGACTCCCGGGGCCGCGCCTACACGGACCGGTTCGTCCGGCCGGGTCTGCCCCCGTCGCAGGGGTACTGGATCGAGCCGACGGCGGACGCGTACGGCCCGCAGGCACGCCGGGAATGGTGGGAAGCGGTGGAGAAGATCCTCACCCGTGCCGGGTTCACACTGACCGGGAAGGACTGACGACGTGGCACGCAAGATCACCGTCAAGGTGGACGCCGACGACTCCGGATACAAGCGCGGACTGAACCGGGTAGAGAAGGACACCCGCTCGTGGTCGCAGCGCATGAAGGGGTCCTTCAAGAACCTGAAGGCGGGCGCGGGCGGCATCATCGCCGGTCTCGGCGCGGCCCTGCTCGGTCTCGGCGGCACGCTGCGGGAGGCGGCGCAGGACGCGGACCAGGCGGTCCTGCTCGCGGACGGCCTCTCGAGAGTGGCGGGTGCGTCCAGGGCTGCGACCGACGCGGTGGAGGACTACATCACGCAGGTATCCATCGCTACGGGTGTCGCGGACTCCGAACTGCGACCGGCCATGCTGCGGCTCGCGACCGCGACGGGCGACGTCACCACGGCACAGGACCTGCTGACCCTCGCACTGGACATCGCGGCGCAGACCGGCAAGCCCGTGGAGACCGTCGCTAAGGCGCTCGGCAAGGCGTGGCAGGGATCAAACGGGCCGCTCGAGAAACTGACCGGCCTGTCCCTGAAGGCAGGCGGAAACGCGCGCACGTGGGCTAGCACTCAGGAACTGCTGAACCGGAAATTCGGGGGTGCGGCGCAGAAGAAAGCCGACACCTACACGGGCACCGTGGACCGGCTCGGGGTCGCATTCAATGAAGCGGTGGAGGCGCTCGGAACCGAACTGCTGCCGTTGCTGCAGGAATTCGCGGACTACCTCTCGACCCCGGAGGGCAAGCGCGATCTTCAGGCGTTCGCGACCGGTATCAAGGACATCGGGAGTGCGCTCCGCGACGTCGCCGGGTTCCTGGCCGACATCCAGGACAGCATCCCCGACTGGCTGCGGGACCTGCTGCTGCAGCCCGGTGGCATAGCCCGGATCCTGTCCAACCCCGGCTCGATCTTCGGGCAGGGGTCGGGGTGGGGCGGCTCGACCGGTGGCGGCTCGTCGTGGGAGCGCACCGGGGCACGCACGCAGGTCACCGTCTATGGCGCGCTTGACCCGCAGGGCACGGCCCGCACGATCCAGCGGGCCGTCGCCGGGGCGGACGTCCGCGCGGGAAGGAAGCGATTCCTGTGACGGTGCTCGCGTGGGATTCCGCAGGCTCGGGCGGGTCCGCAGGTGTGGACAGGCTGCCCCTCGTGGTCCCTGCGGACGCGTGGGACGACGGCCAGGAAGGCACGTTGATCTACTGGACGACGCAGGCCACGAATGCCACGAACGTGACTGCCGCCCCGGCCGGGTTCGATCCTGTCCCCGACTTCGACGGCACCGGCAATAGCGCGATGCACCTAGCGGCGTGGTCCAAGCCGCTCGAGGACGACGACCGGGGTGCGACCCTCACGGCCGTATGGTCGGGGAGCAACAGCACCGTAGCCGGGTGGTGCGCCGTCGCCGGTGTGCTCGCGGAGGTGGTCCCCGGCACGGGCGGGCAGTCGGCCACGGCCGTCCGCACCGTCGTCGCCGGGGTCGCGACGGACCCGGACGTGGCGCAGGTCCTGCACGTCGTGGGGTACCGCAACAACGCAGCAGACGGCACCCCGACGACGATCACGGGGTGGACGGGTTCGCCGACGTGGCTCGAGCAACGCACGAGCCTGCGGACGGGGTCGCAGCGCAACGCGGGCGCGCTGGCAGCGCACTACGCGGAAGGACCCGCATATGCCCGGTACGAGGGCGTGCCGGGTGCTACCTACTCCTACACGGCGTGCGCATTCCTGCTGACCCCCCTGGGTGAGCCTCCCGTTCCCCCGGACCCGCCCGAGCCTCCGATCGTCCCCCCGGTCACGGGTGACGGCGGGATCCTGTCCCCGTTCGGGACGTGGCGGGCCGCGACGGACCTGGACGGATGGGTCCGGTTCTGGGGGTTCACTGGCGACGTGACGTCGTCGTGGCTGCCCGGCTACGCCCGCACTCAGTGGCTGCCCGGCACCACCGGGAACGTGGTGTGGCAGGGACCCGCGATCGACGTGACCCCCGGGGATGCGTTCACCCTGGAGGCATCGGCCCGGTTCGTGCAGGCAGGATCGACCGTCACCCTCGAACTGCTGGGGTCCTCAGACCCGTCGGTGACCCCGGACTACTTCCAACCGGGGGTGTCGGCGGTCCTGCTCCGTGTCCCGTTCACGGCGGACGCCGGGGAGACCGGGAACACGTTCGCCCAATTCGTCGTCCCGTCCGGGGTGGCACGGCTGCGGCTCGGGGTCCGCGTCACGGCAGGCCCGGGCATCCCTGCCGCCCCGACCACGATCGACCTCGGGCCGGTCCTGTCCGCGCGGGTGAACGACGCGGGCGAGACCGTGTCCACCGGGCTCGTCGTGGAACTGGACGGCATCCCCGTGACGTCCCTCGCGTGGGCACCCCTCGAGGTCACCTGGGGACGTGAGCACCCCGGCGACTCCCTGGACCCCCGACGTGCCGTGCTCGCATTCGACGGGCTCGCAGGTGCCGCGCGCGGGCAGATCCTCACCGTGCAGGTGAACGCACCCGCGTCGGATCCCACGTGGGCGGACGTCACCGACACGTGGGCGACGATCCCCGGGACGTGGCTCACCACCCGACGTCAACTGCGAGTGTTCGCCGGGTTCATCACCGACCGCTCGACGTCGTGGCGACCGATCCAGGAACACGTCCGGTGGGACGTCCTCACCGACGTCATCGCCCTGGACCCCATCGCCGAACTGCGGACCGTGGGTGATGCGCCGTGGCCGGAAGAGTCGGCGCAGGAACGCGCGTCCCGGATCACGTCCCTGACGGTCCTGCCGTGGACGATCGACCCCGCCCCGCAGATCGTCGCGGCCCGCGACGTGGACGCCCAACCGGCTGCGGCCCTGCTCGACGACCTCGCGTCGTGGGTGTCGGTGTCGGGCGGGGTGTACTTCGACCCGGTCACCCTGCGGGCGTACTGGCTGACCGACGAGTCCCGGAACAGTCGCGACGCGGACCTCGTGCTCACGTCGTCGCAGATCACCGACGGTGCACGGCTCGTCGAGACCGTCACCGACGTGGTGAACGACTTCACCGTGATCTACCGGGACTCCCAGCAGGCATCCGACCGGCCGGAGCACACGGCATCCAACCCGTCGTCGGTGGAGCGCGACGGGCGACGGCACGGGTCACGCGATACCGGGCTCGTGGACGAGGCGGACGCCGTCGCGCTGGCGCAGGAACTGGTCACCCGCTACGGGCACTCCGGTCCCCGGTTCGTGGACGTCGAAGTCATCCCGTCGCGGATCACCCGCTCCGACCTCGAGACCCTGCTAGGGCTCGGACCCCGTGCACGGCTGCGGTTCACCGAACTGCCGGACCCGTCCACCCCGTCGTGGTCCGGGTACCTGGAGGGGTGCCGTCTGGAGATCCCCGACCCCGACCCCGATACGTGGCGGATCACCCTGACCCTGTCCCCGGTGGCATGGTCCGGTCCTCTGCTCGCGTGGTCGGACGTCACCCCGGCCCGCCCGTGGTCCAAGGCGCTCGACTCGTGGTCGGCCGCTACCGATTCGCTCGACTTCACCCCCTAGGAGAAACGATGCCCGCTGCCACCCCCAAGGGGTTCCCGTACGTCCTGCCCGGCGATGCCGTCGCGGACTACCCCAACGTGTCGCAGGCTCTGGCGACGCTGCTGGAGTCGTTCGTGCCCCGGCTCGCGTCCGGCCGTGTGTCGGTCCCGATCAATAACGCTGCGTTCGGCAATGCGATCGTGACCCTGCCGGTCGGCCGGTTCACCGCTGCCCCGTTCGTGGTCGCGTCGGCCCGGTCCGCGAACGGGACCTACATCGCGGGGGTCTCGACCGCTGCGGGTGGCGGCACGTCCGTCACCCTCGTGGCTTTCCACCGCGCCGGGACCAGCACAACGCAAAACGTGGACGTCGAATACGTCGCGTCGCAGCCCTAACGAGAGGACACCACCATGCCCACGTCCAAGACGCCCACCCGCGTCACGTGCACGACCACCGGCTGCGGGAACGCAGGCGTGACGATCGACCTGCGGGACGCGCTCGACGCGCTCGACGCTCCCCCGGACTCCGTGCTCTGCGGCGTGTGCGGCACGGCGCTGGACCTGGAGTGACCCCCGGGCAGGCCCGCGTCACCCGGCCCGGCCCGAACGGGCGTGTGACCCTCACGGCTCGTGTGTGGGAACTGCTGGAGGACGCCTACCGCTCCGTGGGGCTCGAGCCCTCCCGGCACCTGCAGGTGTCGCAGGGGTCCTGGACGGGGGACGTGGGCGCGTCCGGCTCGACGCATGACGCCGGGGCCGCATTCGACCTGCGTACGTCCGTCATCCCCCGATCGACGCACCTGCCCCTCGTGGACGCGCTCCGACGTCGCGGCGTCGCCGCGTGGCTGCGGGGACCCGCGTGGGGTCAGTCGGGCATGGGGGAGCACCTGCACGGCATCGCGCGCGGGGAGACCGGCCCGGTCGCCCCGTCCCCGTCCGGCGCATGGCAGGTCCGCGAGTACGACGCGGGCCGCTCCGGTCTGACGTCGGGCACGCCCGACTACCATCCCCGCCCACCGTGGGCGCTCTACGTGTACAAGGGAGAGGACGACATGCCGACAGCACGCGAGATAGCGGACGCCGTGTGGGCCGCGAAGATGACCGACCCGGTGAACGGGGAGACCGTGACCGCGAGGACCCTGCTCCAGCGGACCAGGACGGTCGCCACGCAGGGCAGGGACGCTGCCCGGGCTGCGGAGCGCCAGACCCGCCCCGACGGCTCTACGGCCTCCCTGGCGGACTTCTCGGACCCGGCCCCGGCCGTCGCGTACGTGGACGTGCAGGACCTGCCCGGCCCCGGCCCCGACGGTCTCGACGACACGTGCGGCACGTGAGACGCCGACGGCTGATGCCCCGGGACCCCCGGGGTGCAGCGGCGTTCGTCCTCGCGCTCACGATCGGCGGGGGATGGGCCGTCGCGCTCATCTTCGCCGCGTCCCCGAAGACACCCCCGCTGGACACCACGTCGGCCGCTCTGCTGTCGACGATCGGCGGGGTACTGGCGGGTGCCCTCGCCGGGTACCTGGGGCACCGGCCGGACGACCCCGGGGACCGGCGCGAGGATTCGGCCACGCCCGAATCGTCGGACCGCGACACGCCGACGGATTGACCCGTCCCCGTCGCACGGCGTAGAACGGCCCCGACACGCACGACGAACGAACGCACCACCCGCACCACGCTCGACCCCCCGCGAGGGGTCCAGGAACGACGACGGCCCTCCCCGGAGGGAGGGCCGAAGCCGGACACGGACCCCGGACGGGAGGCCCTACACGCCTCAACCGTCCTGCGAACGCTCCCCGATCCTACGGGCAGCGCAGGGACAGACAGGAACGACGATGACCGACAACGCAGCGACCTGCGGACTGCTCAACGTGACCGGCCCCTGCCCCGAATGCGGAGCGGTCCTGGAATGGACCGTGTGGATCTCCACCGTCCTCACGATCCCGCAGGACGACACCCCCACGGCGCGCCTGAAGATGACGCAGAGGCCGATACCGCACGCCTGCCGCAACGGGGCGCAGACCACGATCGAGGACGCGATCCGCGACATCCCCGGGGTGGTCTCGGTCCGGTTCGGCGACGGGGACGGATCGTGAGGCTCACCCGGCGCGGCCGCGCCGTACGCCGTGCCGCCGTGATCGGTGGCGCGCTCGTCCTCGCAGCGGTCGCAGGTCTGACGGCGCAGTCGTGGAATCCGTGCACGTCACCCGGCACCGTGTGCGTCCTGGAGGCGACCCCGTGATCCGTGGGATGCCGTGCGACGCGCCGGGCTGCGACTCCCCGGCCCTTTGGTACCTCTCGGCGCTCGTGCCCCCGTACCCGGTGGTGTCGCTCTGCCAGGACCACGCCCGCTACGTCCTCGCACCGGGGGACGCCGCATGATGCCCCGCACCGTGCCCCCCGTCGGCCGGACCGCTACCGCTGCGGCCGGGTGCTACCGCGCCGTGTGCGACCGCTGCGGGTGGAGGCAACGGCTCGCGGTCCGGCTGCGATCGCACGCGCTCGACGCGCTCACCGTCCACACCCGGGAGGTCCACCGTGGCCGTTGACCCCTGCCCCGGTGTCGGGGTGCTCGACCCCCACGGCCTAGGCGTCCACGTGGACCTCGTGACGTGCCTCCGCTGCACCCGGACCGTGCGCGTCGCCGCATGGGTCCCCGACCTCGGGCACGTGTGCCCCCGCTGCCACGGCGAACTAGCACGAGAGGACGACGACGCATGACCGGCACCCTGCACGGCCCGCCGCACGCCCCGTTCCTGCAGGGCCGTCTGGAGTCGGTCCGGCTGCGACTGGAGGTCGAACTGCCCTCCGGCTGCTGGATATGGCAGGGACATCGCAATGCGAACGGATACGGGCGCGTAGGAATCGCGGGCAGTACAGACAGGGTGCACCGTGTTGTGTTCCGGGCGTACGGGACTCCGATCCCGGACGGCATGGTCCTGGATCACATCTGCCACGACCCGGCGACGTGCGCGGGAGGTCCGACCTGCACGCACCGGGCGTGCGCGAATCCGCTGCATCTGACCCTGACCACGCGTGCACGGAACCGCGCGGCCGATAGGTCTAGCCCCTCCGGAGCGGGTGCCGGGTGGGCACGTACGGGCAGGTGCAAGCGCGGGCACGATGTCACCGATCCCGCGAACCTGATTCGGCGCTCCGACGGTGGGCGACAGTGTCGGGCGTGCGAGCGCATAGCCCGGAAGCGGGGTGCCGCATGACCCCTGCCCACCGGGCGCGCGGTCCCCCGCCCGGCCCTTGCCCTCGCCCGACGACACGGAAGGCACCCCGATGCCACGAGCACCCCCGTAGAAGCACGACCCCCGGGAACGACGCACGCCCTGCCGGGAGGGCACTACGCGCACGACGCACGCGGACCGGGTGGGACCGGCCGCGCATGGTCGGTGCGCGGTTCGCCGCACCCTGACGGGGTAAGGCGGGGACGTGGCGACCGGGACGCATCATCCGGGGGGTACGTGGGTAGCGCGCCGTGAGGGGCTCACGGCACCACTGCAGCGGGGACACAACCGCACCGGGTGGCAGCGGATAAACGGAAGGCCCCCCGTGCGTGTGCTCGTGGGTCGAGAAGTGGACGTGTCGAGAAGTGGATATGTCGACATTCGCTGGAAGGGGTGTGGGGATGGATCGTCAGTCGATCGACCAGGGCACGGAGTCCTACCTGCCGATGTGCTCGTGCGGGTGGAGATCGCAGCCCCGGGGTGACAGGGCGTCGGCGTGGCGGGCTGCTGCTGCTCACGCGTACGGCTGCCACGAGGGGCAGGGCAATGCGGTGCACACGGTGCGCAAGGCGGAGCAACGGGCAGCGGCCCGGGTGCGCCGTGGGTAGGTCGTGGTCGGACACGTCCGGACGGGCTGCTCTGCGGAAGCGGTGGGCTGCGACGCTCCCGGCCCCGTGCTGGCGCTGCAGTGCTGTCGTCGAGCGTGACGACGCGTGGGACCTCGAGCACGACCCGCCGTGGTCGGAGGGTGGGCGCATGGTGGTCGGTGTGTCGCACGCGTCGTGCAATCGGGCGCATGGTGCACGGCTGCGGAACGGGAGGGCTCGCGTGGTGCGGGCTCTGACAGGACGACGAGAGGGCTGGTAGGGATGCTGACCTGCTACTGCGGTTCAGGTGCACGGTTCGTGCTCGACCTGGCGATGCCGGGTGTGTCGCCTCACGAGGTCGAGCACGTGGACGACGGGCGACCGTGCGTGGTGCGGTGCTCGCAGCACGCAGGCCCGTTCGCGGTAGAGGTGGACGACGAACGTCCTCCGGTGCCGCTCGAGCGCCCGTCGTGCGCGACGCCGTGGGACGTGCCCATCCCGGGCGGGTGGTGACGTGCCACCGATCCCGGCCGCTCGTCGTGAGCAGGGGCAGGTCCCCGTCCGTCGCGTGCGGTGGTGGTGTCCTGCGTGCGGGGATACGGGGA